CGCGATGGAAAATCCAGTTGCTCCGGCGCGCGTGAAAGAATACGTCGAGCGCAGCTTCAATCCGCTTGAGACGGAGACTAAATACGATCGTTACGATTGGTACGTGACCGCATGATAGGAGGGCTACCATATGGAAAAGACGTTCACGATAGCAAAGCACAACATCATAATAAAGCCTACGCATGAGATTGAACTGCAGGGAATGCCTGTGGACATCAAGCGTGTGCGTGAGGCAAATGCAATTTTCAGGGAGTACCAAAAGGCAAAGCAGGATCTTGAGCAGCGCATAATCGAGAACGAAGAATGGTACAAGCTTAAGCACTGGGAGTACATAAGAAACAAGCAGAGCACTACGACTGGTCCAAACGCAGAAAGGCCTGAGCCTGCAACCGCGTGGCTCTTTGATTCCCTTGCAAATAAACACGCCGATGCAATGGATAATTACCCCGAGGCGAATGTGCTTCCGCGTGAACAGTCGGACGAACAAGAGGCAAAGACGCTGCAATCCATACTCCCCGTCATTTTGGAGCGCTGCAAGTACCAAAAGATTTATAGCCGTGCATGGTGGGACAAGCTTAAACACGGGACAAGCGTCAAAGGTGTATTTTGGGACCCGACTGCAGAAAACGGGCTGGGCGACATAGCTATCAAGCAGATTGATTTGCTGAATATCTTCTGGGAACCCGGCATCGAGGATATCCAGGACAGCGCAAACCTCTTTATCACGAAGCTTGTCAACCTCGAAAAGCTCAAAGCAGATTACCCGAAGTATGCAGACATGTTTACAAGCAACGCATATGACGTCAAGCAGTACATACACAATCAAACGATAGATATGTCAGAAAAGACGGTCGTCGTCGATTGGTATTACAAAGTCCGTCAAGACAATGGCGACGGGACATTCAGAACGATACTGCACTATGCAAAATTCGTCGGTGAGGCGCTACTATTTTCGAGCGAAAATGAGGCGCATAAGACAACAGGAACAGAAAGGCCATTATATCAAAATGGATTGTATGAGCATGGCAAGTACCCGGTAGAATTTGACGTGTTATATCCGCTTAAAGGTACACCTGTCGGCTTTGGCCTTGTGGACATATGCAAGGACCCGCAGGTTTATATAGACAAGCTAGGGCAGGCTATCTTGGAGAACGCTGTTATCGGTGCGAGGCCGCGCTACCTCTCAAAAGAAGGTACCGGTATTGATATGAATGATTTCACCGATTTATCAAAGCAGATAGTCAGGTACACGGGCAACCCAGACGACAACAAACCTATAGAGCATCCGAAGCTTGATGCGATCTATTTCAGTGTCTACCAACAGAAAATCGACGAAATGAAAGAGACTTCCGCAAACCGTGATTTTTCTGCCGGTGGGACATCCGGCGGCGTAACTGCGGCTGCTGCTATCGCAGCCCTGCAAGAGGCCGGTAATAAGCGGTCCAGGGATATGATAAATGAGTCATACCTTGCATTTGCTGAAGAATGCAACCTCGTAATCGAGCTTATCAGGCAATTCTACAGCATCAAAAGAGCATTCCGGATTACTGCAGAAAATGGATACGAATACATCTTGTACAGCAATCAGAACATTGCGCCTCGGCAAGTACAAGATGAACTGACCGGACGGGCATTTACACGCAAGCCAATATTTGATGTAACTGTCAAACCGCAGCGTCGGAATCCATTTAGCCGGAACGCTCAGAACCAGCTCGCAGTTGAATTGTATCAGCTGGGCTTCTTTAACCCGCAACTGGCAGAGCAAACCTTGACGGCGCTTGAGCTTATGGACTTCGAGGGCAAAGAGAAGATACGTGAGCGGATTCAACAAGGACAGACCATGATGATGATAATACAGCAACTGCAGATGGCGCTTGCTCAGCGCGACCAATTAATAGCACAGCTGACCGGACAGCCTCTACAGACAGCACAGCCAGCCGGTAATGCAGCACCTGCAGCAATACCAAGGCAGACAAGCACAAGCGGTATAACGCAGGTCAATGACAGGGCCACGGACATTAATCAAAACAGTTATGCGCAAAAGATAGTCGAACGCGGCACAAAGGTGATGGAAGGATGATCCGAGTCACAGCACAGCGCGACGGCGCAGATTATGAGCTGACAATGACAGGTCACGCCAATTACAAGCCTGGGAATGATATCGTTTGTGCCGCAATGTCAGCGATTACATATACGCTCCTAGGGACTTTGGACAACCTCGATGTCGAGTATGACAGCACTGAGCGGCCCGGTGATTTGAGATTGTTTCTCACGTCAGACGATCCGCGCGTTAAATTCGCTTTCTCTATGGTGCTCATTGGCTTCGCTCAGATAGCCAAAGCGTACCCGGCAAATGTACGACTAAAGTTTGATGGATTTTTTGAAGATTTTTAATTTACTTTGACGCTTTTCTATATTTTGTGTGGTACGGTGAAATTAGCCATAAATGTACATCCTCCGTTTCGCTACCGGGGATCGTTACACTCACTCATTCAACAATCTTCCAACATATCATCTGCTCAGCCGGTTTATCCGTACAACACTATTTACTTACATCCCATAGTGTTTAAATAAGCCGGTTCCTTTCTAAAACAACGGCGAAAGCCTTCAATAATCGTCCACATCGGGACTACTCACGGGTAAGACCGCGGGATAGGAGGAAATCTCAATGAAACTACACCTAATTGACCTGACGCTGTTCGACGGTGGCGCAGGTGCATCCGGAGGCACAGGTGCTCCAGCAGCAGCAGGAACCACGCCACAGGCCGGCACTATTCCAGGCGCAAGCGGCCAGCGCCAGAAATCGGGCGACTCAAAACCTACGGTGATATACGGTAAACAGCCTGACCTGCAGAATCAACAGCAGGCCAAGCAGCCGGAAAACACTGATAACAGCTCTGCCGCCGAGAGCACAGGAACGAAACCGCTGACAAAAGCGGAACGGCAAGCGCAGTTTGATAAGTTTATGAAGGAATACAAGGAAGAGTTTTCCGAGCACTTCCAAAAGACTTTTGACAGACGCTTTGCCGAAATGAAAGGCCTAGAAGAGTACAAGCAGTCGGTTGATCCGGTACTTAATACGCTGATGGCAAAGTACGGCGTCAACGGCGTTGCAGAACTCGCAAAGGCAATCGAGAAAGACGACACTCTTTGGGAAGAGGCTGCCGAAAAGGCGGGGATGTCAGTCGAGGCATACAAAACACTCAAGAAGCTTGAGCGTGAAAACGCCATGAAGGAAGCTCGGTTGCAGCAGCTGACGCGTGAGCAGGAAGCTCGTCAAAGGGTCATCAGGTGGACGCAGGAAGCTGAAACCTTGATGCAGAAGTATCCGAACTTCAACCTCCGGGCTGAGATCGAGAATCCTGACTTTAGGGCATTGCTTGAAGCTGGTATACCGATGGAGAAGGTATATCAGGTGGTGCATGTAAATGACATCATTGAGGGAGCGGTGAAAATCACTGCGGCACAGACCGAAAAAGCGGTGACCTCAACCATACAGGCAAATGCTCAAAGACCCGTCGAAAATGGTGCCAATCCTGGAAGCGGCGTCATCATTAAGGACGATCCCTCGAAGCTGACTCGCAGAGAACTTGAGGAGGCAATTAAGAGGGCACAGGCAGGGCAAATCGTTAGATTCTAAGCTGATGGTAGGCCCTGCGACTGAACTAAGTTAGGAGGGCCATATATATGCGTTACAATTTCGGAACCGAAGCGATAAAGCTTCGTGATGTTGATCTCCGAATGTTCGACACGGTCACAGACAGCCTGAACAGGACCACTGACGGTGATCTGTCACCTGGAATGAAAACATTTTACTCGAAGTACCTCATTGAGAACGCAAAGCCGAAACTGGTCCACGATCAGTTTGCACAGAAACACCCGATCCCACGGAACGGCGGCAAAACGATCGAGTTCCGGAAGTATGCTCCACTCGACAAAGCAACGACTCCGCTGACTGAGGGTGTCACACCTTCTGGCAAACCGCTCTCGATCAGCACCATCACGGCGGCTGTTGCACAGTACGGCGACTATGTTGCAGTATCTGATATCCTGCAGCTGACTGCCATTGACAATACGCTTGCACAGGCGACAAAGCTGCTCAGTAATCAGGCTGGGGCTACACTCGATACGGTCACGCGTGAAGTCCTCTGCGGCGGTACAAACGTCCAGTACGGTGAAAACTCTGTTTCTGCCCGTCATCTGCTTGTTGGCGGCGAATCGAGTGGCAACCATTACTTGACCGTTCAGGCGATTAAGCTGGCGGCCCGCTATCTCAAGGTCATGAACGGTGAGAAAATCGGTGACAGCTATGTTGCTATCATCCATGAGGACATTGCATACGATCTTACCAACGACAAAGCATGGGTTGATGTTAAGACCTATGCGGACCCGGATGATATGTACACCGGTGAAATCGGAAAGCTTTACGGCGTACGCTTCATAGCCACGACCGAAGCAAAGAAGATCGTTGCACCAAACCTCACAGCCGGAGCTCGCAATCTGACAATCAAAACAACTCTTTCAGCAGCCGGAAAAACACTTGACGTCAATGAGGAAATCACTGATGATGACGCTGCGGCACTCAAAGGAAGGAAAATCATCCTGGCTGGAAAGCTGTACACGGTCAAATCAGCAACTGCCGGTGCAGCAGGGGCCGCAAAAATCACAGTATCAGATACTGATCCCAATATCAGCACTGATGACGGCGTGAAAGATGCGGTGATTTATCCCGGTGAGGCAGGCGCAAAGGGCCGTGATGTGTATGTCACTCTCGTACTTGCTGACAATGCATACGGTACTACGGAGATCGAAGGCGGTGGCCTTGAGCACATATTCAAACCTCTCGGCTCCGGCGGTACATCCGACCCGTTGAACCAGAGAGCGACCGTCGGCTGGAAGGCCACAAAGACCGCAGAGAGACTCGTTGAAGAGTTCATAATCCGTATAGAGACAACCTCGACCTTCAACGACCATATCTCGAACTAAGGTAACAGGAGCAAAGGGGAGCATAACCGCTCCCCTTCCACCCTAAAGAAAGGACGGTATACTCATGGCGAAAGATAAGGAAACTCCGGTAACCACCAATACACCGGATAATGCTGCGCCAGATAAATCCGCAAACCTCCTCGGCATGACCCCGGACCAGCTTGCGGCATTCATAGATGCGAAGATCGAGGAGGGAGTCAGGAAACGCCTGGCTGAAACCAGTGGACCGGCGATGACAGCTTCTGATGCCAAATCAAACGACCAGGAAAAACTCAACAAGTGGCTTGAGGAAGAGGTTGAAATACAGCTCTTCAAGGACACCGGCAAATACAAGGAAGATCTGTTCGTTGCGATCAATGGCATAGGGATGACGATCCCCCGTGGAAGGCCGGTCAAAATCAAGCGTAAGTATTGGCTCGTAATCAAAGATTCGCTGGAGCAGGACATGCGTACTGCTGAAATGGTGGATCGTAAGGCAGCAGAATTCGAGGCGAAAACAAAGGCTCTCGGATAAACCTTAAACTGAATATCCGCGGACGCAAAAAATCATTTTACCATGACACGGCATGGGGCAGAAGGACGTTAAGTCGTCTAACTGTCCCATTTTGACATATATGGAGGACAACGATATGGACCGTCTGATAGAGGTAGCTGTAAAGGGCAATTACGCCATCACTGACAACAAAATAGCGGGCGTCGAGGGTGAAGCGAACGCGACTTATTTGCGCCTTACTTTCAGTGAGGACTGGGCTGACTATGCGAAAAAGATCCTTTTCACCGACGCCAGGGGCCTGAATCCCGTGTCGGTCGTGCTTGGGCTTAATCTCCTTGAGGATATAAGTGTCCCGAACATATACCTCGTCCCGATCCCGGCTGAACCTTTGGTCCATGCCGGGCAGATGGATTTTGCCATTCAAGGCACAAAAGAGGGTGCAATAGGCAAGACTGCAAAAGCCTCTTTGACAGTCATGAAATCCCTATCCGACAGCAAAAACGATCCGAATCCTCCAACTCCATCCGAGCTAGAACAGATACAACAGCAGATATACGACTTGCAAGCCGATATAAGCGCTTCTGTGATATCCTCGGCTAATTCTGCATTGGCTGCAGAGCAAAGCGCTCAGAGCGCAGCACAGAGTGCGTCTGAGGCTATCTCTGCAGCTGCAAATATTGCAGAGTCAGAAGCTAATGTTCAGGCTTCGGCATCATTCGCAGCTCAAAAGGCAACTGAAGCAAGCCAGAGCGCAGCGAATGCTTTACAGTCGGCAAGCAATGCGCAAGAGAGCTCATATGCAGCGGCTATCAGCGAGGCAAATGCTGCAGAGTACGAGCAGGACGCATTGTATTATTCCATTACTGCAGCCGATCACGCTTCCGCAGCTCAGACCGCAAAGGACCAGGCCATAGGAGCGAAAGATATATCCGTCACAAAAGCTAGTGAAGCGGCACAATCAGCAAGCAACGCGGCGGCTTCTGCTGCAACTGCAAGCACGAAAGCCAGCGAAGCTACAGCAGCAAAAGAAGCTATAGAAAACATGACGGTCGTAGCCACAGGCCTTCCGGAAGGATCAGCGCCAACAGTTACGAAATCTATTGTTGAAGGTATAGTAAACCTTCTTTTTGGCATTCCGCAGGGCAACAAGGGCGACCCTGGCGAAAAGGGCGACACGGGAGCGGCTGGTAAAAGTCTTGAATTTAGATGGAACGGCACACAGTTAGGGGTAAGACAAGAAGGGCAAAGCAGTTACCAGTACGTCAACCTCAAAGGAGATAAGGGTGACACTGGACCTGCACCAAATATAATCGTTGGTTCTGTCACAACATTGCCGCCAGGTTCCAATGCGACAGTTAATAGACGTTCTGGTAGCCCTGACACAGCCCCAATCTTCGATTTCGGCATCCCAAAGGGTCTTGACGGAAAAGACGGGAAAGACGGGAAAGACGGGAAAGACGCTGTTTTGCCTTTTGACATTTGGGTAGGTACGTTAGCAGAATATAACGCATTGCCCTATGAACAGCGTAACGATCCTAACTTTGTCCACTGCATATATGAGGAATAGCCTATGCCACTATACATAAACGACAACAGCGTGTACCCAATGGAACTAACGACTATTCGCAAAGAAAACAAAATCATATACGACAGAGCAACAAGGGGAAAATCGTGGTTTTACATAGAGTTATTAAAGCCGCTACAAGCATTTATCACAGCAGATGGGAATGTGTTTTACACTTCCGATAATCGTCCATTCAATGTAGTAAAGCCATTACAAGCATTTATCACAGCAGACGGGAACGTGTTTTACACTTCCGATAATCGTCCATTCAATGTAGTAAAGGAGTGAGTACATGGCATCGTATTTTAATCTAACGCTTGATACCCTTGCCCCGAGTGGTCTTGTTTTAACAATCAACGGTGGGGCATCAACTGTAACATCGGCAAGTGTAACTCTTGGCATATCGGTTTCTGATGACAACACAGCAGGATATTCAATGCTTATCTATGGTGATGTTGGTTCAGGATTAACCGAAGGGGAAGCAACTTGGGAAGCCTTCTCTGCAACTAAGGCAATAACCCTAAAGAGCGGAGACGGTATGAAAACCGTCAAGGCGAAAGTCAGAGACGATGTTGGCAACGTATCTTCCGAGGCGACAGTCTCCGTACTGCTTGACACGACCGTGCCTGTCGTCACGATTTCGTCCGGACCCGACCGCGCCAAGATTTCTACTGTGTCGGGTTACGACACCGCAGCGTTTAGCTTTACGTCTGACAGCGACTTCACGGAATACAAAGTTAAGATTGTGCCGTCTACGTCCTCTACTCACGACACAGGCACGCAGATTGGCACGACAAACGGCTCGACGAACATGTCCGGCTCCGGCAGCTTCTCCGCAAGTACGCCGATTTCCTGCACCATCAAGGGCGCAGACCTGTCCGCCGCCGTGTCCGGCGTCAATGCCGCTTATGTTGTCAAGGTGTTCGTCAAAGATACCAGCGGTCTGTGGAGCGTGTAGCACATGGGGCCTGAACTGAGCTTTAGCGTAACGCGCACGAAGATTTCAGACAAAGCGGGCTACAACAGCCTGAGCGTGACGTTCTCGTCGGACATTGCGTATTCGGAGTTTGAGTGCCGTGCGACGAAAGTCGGCGCAGATTACGGCGTGGGAAAAGGGAGCCTCGTCGCCTCCTTTTCCTACACGCCGGCGGCGACGAACCGCACGTTTGAAATCTATGACACACACCTTGTAAACGGTGATGGAGAATATCGTATTTCGCTGTTTGCGAAAAGCGCAGACACAAACACATGGAACGACAACCATGCGTTTGTTGTGGGCGGAGATAACTTCATCACAGCAGACGGAAAAATCTTTCTTTGTGTGAGGTGACAATATGGCAAACTACAACAGTGCCTTTACTGGCGCACAGATAGACGCGGCGATTGCGGCGGTTGCAAATAAGGTCGATAAGGTCCCAGGCAAAGGGCTTTCGACCGAAGATTACACGACGGCAGAGAAAAACAAGCTGGCAGGCATTGAGGCGGGAGCTAATAACTATACTCACCCACCTACACATCCAGCAAGTATGATTACGGACTTACCAACTGGCAAAAAGGTTGCTCGCTTTGTAGTAGGAACATCAACATCTGGTTGGACAGAAAAAGATTGTGATTATCTTTGCGATGGAACAAATGACCAAGAAGAAATTATACAAGCACTAAATGATTTGCCCGCAACTGGCGGGGAAGTAGT